GTTGCCATATTTTTCCTTTATGGTGTTCCATTTGCAATAATATTAGTTGCTGAAGTAATCACTCCAGTTGAAGACATTGAGGCTATTGTAGTTGCGCCATATTTAAACAGCAACTTGCCACCTGATTCCTCAATCGTGAAGTTGGTAGTCAGCAACTTAGGGGTGGAGGCGGCAGTTCCTGTCGTATTCTGATTGAAGGTTGGGAAAGATGTAAGGCTTGCCGCAGAACCCGTAGGAGCAAGAACATCTGTACCAATGACCAATCCAAGGTTTGTCCTAGCACCACTTGCAGTTGTTGCACCCGTTCCACCATTGGCAACCGCCACAGTACCCGTCACATTGGACGCTGTACCCGTAGTGTTTTGGTTAAAAGTTGGGAATGAGGTAAGGGATGCAGCTGAACCAGTTGGGGCTAACACATCTGTGCCAATGACTAACCCTAGATTAGTTCTAGCATTTGATGCAGTAGATGCGCCTGTGCCACCATCTGCAACCGCCAAGTCTGTAATGCCTGTAATTGAACCACCAGTAATAGAGACATTGCTTGATGCTTGTGTGGCAATCGTTCCCAACCCACTTACATCTGCCGTTGTCAGAGTAACAGCACCTGTGCGACCAGCCACAGACACAACCAAATCAGTTGTATCAATCTTTTGCCAAACTGAGCCATTAAAGATCAACCAATCCCCAACTACCCAATCAGTTATGCCATTTAGGTTGGTAGAACCAGAAGTTCCAACAATGTAGTAGTTGTTCTGTGTTCCAACACTACTTGCCAAGCTAGGTGAATTGGTAGATGCGTTCCATGTTCCTTGGTAACTAAGTCCACCAGTAAGAGAACCCCAAGAAGTTGATGTTCCATTAGTTGTCAGATACTTTCCAGAATTACCTGTTTGACTAGGAATTAAGGCATTGATCTGGGTTTGTAGGGAGGTCAGAGTATCGAGTACAGACTGAGAAGTGCCACCACCATTAGTAATAACTTTGATGGATTCTGCAAGGTCAGGAGCAACAACCTCACCAACATTGAGTTCAACACCACTAGACAACCCAATAACAAGGCTACCATCAAAATCGATACGAGCAGAGGTGACACTAATACCATCATTCCCATCCACTCCATCACGCCCATCTCGACCATTTTGACCACTAAGACCTTGTAAACCTTGCTTTCCGTCAAGTCCGTCTTTGCCATTTTTGCCATCCTTACCATCTTTGCCATCCCTCAAACTAGAGGCTTTTGACGCAATGGTGGCATTTAATTGGGTGAATCTTGTCTCCAAGTCACTCTTAATCTTCTTCAAACCTTGGATAACAACCTCTGTACTCTTGCCAATCGCCTCTTGATTAGCAATTTCTAGTCGTGTTTGTGCTGATTTTTGCAAAGCATCAACTAATCCCATCTGCTCATCAGCAGATAGTCCCTCAATGCCTAGTTTTCGCTCTAAATCACCAATATCCATTAGGAAAGTTCCTTAGAAAGCCTGTCTAGGAAGTCGTTTTCTACCTTCCCACGCTTATCTGCCATCTGTAACTCGACAATCTTGCTCTTATTCTTAATATCAGCCTCTTTGAGCATCAAATCAGCAATTTTGACTCGCTTATCAAACTCTTTGGATGCCTGATCATCCTGATTTGGCAGATTCTTGGTGGCCGCTGCCATCGCTTTGGCTTGCGCCTCTTGCGGGAGCAGCTGTGCCTCGACTGTCAGCTTGGTAGCCTCTGCCCTATTCTGTTCTGCCTGAGTAGTTTGCACCGCAATCTGCGCTTGCGCTGCTTGCATGGCCAATTGCTGTTGCACTTGTTGCATTTGTTGCGCTTGTGGGTCAGGTTGCATCATCTCATCTAACTTGGCCATCAACTCCATTCTGTTAGACAAACTGCTATTTCCAACAATTCCTTTAAGCAAAATAGGCAAGACAGGAGTATTTGCACCCAAAGTCTGCAACAAGCCAATGAATTGCTGTTGTTCGTACTCACGGGCAATAATTCCTAGCGTTGCCGTAGGTATGAAGTTCATGTCCACAGAAGGATAGCGTTCTGGGTCAAACTGCATGAACCTGAAAGCCGCCTTCTTGATAAATGGAATCAAGAAATCTTCTTGGAAGTTCACCAAAGTGCGTTTGTACTTCTTGATGATAGAAGCGACAGCCATAGACATACCGCCTTGGCCACCATCTCTCGAAACATTGCTGATCATGCCTTGGGAATCCAATGTTCCCGTTGCTTGCAACAACATACGCTCAAAGTCTTTAGCCGTTGCCAAGTTGTTGGGGTCAGTTTGACCAAACTTGAAGGGGTAGAGAATCTCTGAAGGTGCGCCATTTGTGAGGATTGCCTTGCCAGGCTTTACCTCAAACTTCATTCCTCTTGGCAAACGGGTAGCGTCCATAGCAATCATGGGGCTAGTAGTCAACGCAAGGGAATCTAGGTGGCTACGAGTCTGTGCGTCAATAGCCTTTTGCATATTGAACGCCTTCTCTACTGTGCCTCTGCCAAGCAGTCTATTTGGTACTGTGTCATCCTGATAGGTTAAAACTGGCCTGTCCTTCATCATATAAGGATTTGCTTCAGCCTTTAGGAGTTGACCATCGTTCGCTATCACAACAATCGCTTCTACCAAGTCAGAATATTCATCTGCCTCAGAGTTATCTGGGAAAAGGTCAACAATCTCTTTGTTTTCTTCAAGATTCTCTAGGTATTCCCTTGGCACTAAGCCATAGTAGGTCAGGAGAAGAACCTTCTCATCTTGGTATTGGCTTACCTCTTGGGTAGGCTCTAGGTCAGAATCGTCACCAGTAGTGGTGATGTTTACCTTGCGATAAATACCAGCCTCAATGCCTTGGACAATTTTGTGGATAGAGACATACTTCTCTATGGCCACGCCCATGCAGTCATCAACGCTTGTACCATTTGGATCGAACAAGAAGTTCTTGGGGTTGATTGGCATGATCTTCACACCAATTCGGTTTTTCTCCAAAACTCCAATAGCAGCTTGCCCCATCTGATTGGGGATTGGCTGAGTCGCTGGCACATACTCTTTCTCAGTCTTGACAATGATCTCGCCAATGCCTGTGCCATAGATTTCAGCCATCAGTTCAATCTGATCAATGGCTTTCCTAATCTTGTCTTTCTTGAAGTCTTCTGTGAGTTGACGCTTAATCATCTCAACATCTATGGGGTTGCCATTGACATCTTGGATGTTGTCTTCAATGTCAAAGAAGTCACCCTGACCAAAGATTGCTTCTATGATCTCAGCATGGCGAGTCTCAACAGCTTGCTGAGTCGCTGGGGTAACAATGCGGCTGCGCTCTGATTCACGGGTTTTGTCTTCTACTGCCCATTCACCACGGAAGATGCGCTCGTACTCAAGCCAATCGGGAAGGAAGTTGGTATCTCTGTAATCACGCCAACGATCACAATGGTCAACAACAAAGGCAGTTAAGTCTTTGTCAGCCTGTGTAGGCTCATCGTAAACACCCTGATCTTCGATCTTTACTTCTTTATCTGTTGCCATTTGTTATCCTCAAACACCAGAAATTATATCTATAGGCTCCCACTCATCTTCTTCTATGCTTTCAAAGTACGAGGTAACAGCCAATTGATCTATGTAACTTAGCGCATCTGGCAAGTCATCATGCACTCCAATGGCGGGAAATAAAAGAAGTTGATCTTTAAATTCATCCCAATCCTCCTCAGAGTTCAGCACAATGCGCCCATGCTCAAATCGACCTTGGAGGCTCCAGATAATTCTGTCAGCCTTTTTCCTGTTGCCATGCGTTAAGTCAACTATGTGCGAATATACATTATTTTTACGCATAAGATCAGAAAGGTAAGGCAAAACTGCATTTTTTAACGCACCTCGCTCAATCCCTACTGCCAAAGGTCTGTAATCCCTCATCTTCATCAAGATGGTTGCCGCAGTCTCACGGATGTCCCACCTACCAAAAACAATCTCTTTGACAAACCATTTGCCATCATCCGTAACTTTGACCACAGCAATGGCAGTCTGGTCTAGCCTCTTCTTGGAGTTGGCTGCTTGTCTTGCAACTTCCTCAAATCCTGCCAAGTCAATTGCTAAGTAGTAACTGCCATACTGAGGTTCTTCCCCATACTTAATCCATTCTTCCTTAAACACGTTGCTTCCAGCATTGGTGAAACTAGCCATGTATTCTTGCTTAAAAGCAAAGGTAGACAAGGTTTTCTTGGCAGACTCAATCTCAGT